GTGCTATTAGGAAATGTCTATTTAATTAATGGAGAATTGCTAATGGCAAGTGTATCTCGTGCTAACGGGTTCCGTCCTGTTAAAACAATTACTGGTGCTCCGTACAGTGGCCAAGCCAACCTGTACTTTGTGCCTTCGTCTGACTCTACCGTGATTATGGTGGGTGATGCTGTTAAACTGGCGGGCGATGCTCGTGCAGCTACTGGCGCTCCTACTGTGACTCGCGCTGGCGCTACCGATGTTGCAGTTGGTATCGTCGTGGGTATTGTGTTTACTGGTGTGGGTGATGTTACTAACATGCCTCCCGTTAACAACCTGAATACCCCTGTGTATCGTGCAGCTTCTACAGATCGTTATCTGTTGGTTGCTGATGATCCAAACTTGATTTATGAAGTCCAATATGCTGGTACTAGCGTTGCCGCTGCTACCATCACTGCTAACGTCGGTTTGAACGGTCAGTTCACAACCACTGCTGGTTCCACCACTACTGGTGCTTCTGGTATGCAGTTGGATAGCTCTGGTTTGGCAACTACCGCTACTCTGCCTCTGAAGATTGTTGGTTTCCCCAACCGTCCAGATAACATCCCTGGTGATACCTATTTCAGCTACTACGTGAAGCTGAACCAAGTTGCTTATGGCACTGGTACTGGTGCAACTGGTTATTAATTAGAGGAGAGATAGAATATGTCTATTATCAATAGTGGCTCATTTGCCAAAGCACTGTGGCCTGGCGTTAATGCTTGGTACGGTAAATCGTATAACGAATACGAAACAGAGTATGACAAACTGTTCGACAAGTATACATCGCAAAAAGCGTTTGAAGAAGATGTCGGTATCAGTTCGTTTGGTTTGGCTGTTCAAAAGGCTGAAGGCGCGCCTATCAGTTATGACAGCGAGAAGCAAGGCTTCATCACACGTTATCAACACGTTGTGATGGCTCTTGGTTTCATCATCACTCGTGAGATGATGGAAGACGACCAATATGATGTGGTCGGTCAGCGTAAAGCTCAAGGTTTGGCCTTCTCTATGCGTCAAACCAAAGAAGTTGTCGGTGCTAACGTGTACAACCGTGCTTTCAACAGCGCGTACACTTTCGGTGACGGTCAACAACTTATCAGCAACGCTCACCCCAACATCAAAGGTGGCACATGGTCTAACACCCTGAGCACAGCAGCCGACTTGTCGGAAGCAGCTTTGGAACAAGCATGTCTCGACATCGCTGGCTTCACTAACGATGCTGGTCTGTTGATTGCTGTTCGTCCTGAGTCCCTGATTATCCCACGTCAGCTGCAGTTTGAAGCTAAGCGTATCTTGGGTACAGATGGTCGTGTCGGTACAGACAACAATGACTTGAACGCAATCAAGACTATGGGTCTGATTCCTGAAGTTCATGTTAACCACTTCTTGACCGATCCTGATGCTTGGTTCATTCGTACTAACGTGCCTCATGGTATGAAGTACTTCGAGCGCCGTGCCGACCAGTTCGACATGGATAATGATTGGGACACCGAGAATGCCAAATTCAAGGCAACAGCCCGTTTCAGTTTCGGTGCTACCGATCCTCGCGGTTTGTACGCTTCTCCTGGCGCCTAATTAACCTGGGGGTAGCAATACCCCCTTATATAAAGGAGTTAATATGGGTTTTCTCGCAACCGACATTACCGTTTTGAGTAGTACTGGTCCTACAACTAACATTCCAGTTAGTAAGGACGTTATTACCAAAGCATTTTCTGTTGCTCGTACGGACACTACTGCCGCTCTAAAAGCTGTTCTGCCTGCAGACGCTTCTATTATCGGTGTTAAAGTGTTTGGTGGTACGGCTTCTGATGCTGGTACAACAGCAACTGTAACTTTCACTGTTGCGAATAACAGTGGTACAGTGTCTTCTGGTACTTATAACGTCAAAACTAACGGCGCTGTTACAGGCGAAGTTACAATGAGTGGTTTGCCAAATCTACAACCTGTTCCTTTGACAGGTGATTTGACAATTACTGCACAATATGCTGAAACAGGTACTACCTCTACAACAGGTGGTCCTTGGAACGTATTGGTCACATATATTCGCTAAAACGGAAGGGGCTTTATGCCCCTTTTCGTGTTTCATTAATCTTGCAGGAGTAAGAGATGGCTTCTTCACAATCGTCTGGTGTATTGAGCACCAGTGGCGTAATCTTCGCCGGTCGTCAACGTGTTAATGCGTTGACTGTTTTTACTGATGGCACAAACGATGCCACAGTGTCCTTGTATGACAACCCCTCTGCTGGTTCTGGCAAAGTGGGCGTAAAAGGACTGTGTGTTGGTGCAAGTAAAGTTGCACATTTTATTTTTGAAAATCCTGTTTTCTTTCAAGACGGGTTGTATGCGTCAGTGACGGGTACAGGCGCCTCGTTTATTGTATATTACGGGGGCTAACAATGAATAAGGAAGCGGCTAGTAAATTTATTAATGTTTTGTTCCTAAGCCGCACCGTTGCTCATCAAATGCATTTGGCAACAGATAGCTATGCACAGCACAAGGCTCTAGAAACCTTCTATGAAGAGATTATAGATCTTGCTGATGGGCTATCTGAGCAATGGCAAGGGGAGTTTGAAGAGAAGCTTAAACTCTCTCCTCTTGGTTCAAAGGAAACAGAACCTCTTAAGTATTTTAAAGACACTAAAAAGTGGATTCAAGATAATCGAAAAGAGGCTTTTGGTACAGATTCTGCCTTACAAAATGAAGTAGACGAGATCATTAAGTTGTATCGTTCTACCATTTACAAACTACTTTTCTTGAAGTGATTGTATGAAGAACCATCTCATTTTAGGAAACTGGAACGCACTATGCGATTCATGTGGCCGTAAATTTAAAGCTAACCAGCTTCAAAAGCGGTGGGATGGACTCATGGTGTGTGCAGAGGACTGGGAACAGCGCCATCCACAAGACTTGCTCCGTGTTCAACGCGAACAAATCTCTGTGCCTTGGGCAAGACCCTATCCCGCACAAGATACATACATTCCTGAAACTCTTTGGTATAACCAATCAGAAGTGATGGGTGTAAATGAAGTTGTTATTAAGAACATCAACAAGGTGGTTGGTGATGCTTTAACATCAAGCAATGCTCTTAATACAAACGCCTTTAACGCATTTGCTTTTAACACAACAGACATAAGTTCGTTGTATGAAACCTTCCATATTTCAGAAAGTTTCTTGGTAGCCCTAGCACGCTCTTTCTCAGAAACTCTTTCTATCTCTGAAACAGTTGCTAGAAACTTGAATCGACCTTTATCAGACACAGTGCCTATTGGGGAATCTACATGGTTCTCGGAGACAGAGCACAACGCTGATTCTTTGTCTTTCACTGAAATAAAAGCATTTGTAATTTCTAAATCTCTTTCTGATTCTGTGTCTCTTGCAGAATCTCTGTCCACAATTTTCTCTAGTACCACTGCATTGAATGGTGCTGCACTAGACACATTAGCATTAGGATAAAAAATGAACGAAAATCTCAATCTTCGTGGCGATGTTTGCATCAAACTGAATGATGAAGTTGTTCTCGAAAAGAAAAACTTGATTGTTAATACAGGTAAAAATTTCTTGGCTAGCGCAGTCATTAATAGCTCTACTAGTCCTTTTACCTATATGGCTGTTGGTACAAACACTACGGCTGCTGCTGTTTCTGATACCTCTTTGGGTTCAGAATTGGTACGTCAAGCCTTTACAACCTCTAGCGTTGCTTCCAACGTGGTCACTTTGGTTACTACGTACGCAGCAGGCACGGGTACAGGTGCTTTGACAGAAGCTGGTATTTTTAATGCTTCTAGCTCTGGCACAATGCTTTCTCGTATTGTTTTCTCTGCTATTAACAAAGGTTCTGCTGACTCGTTGACGATCACCTGGACCATCACTGTGGGTTAATGACATGACCATCAAGTTTACTAACAATGCAACAACGACTTTAGCTGCAGGTATTAATAACTCAGTTACTTCGTTGTCAGTTGCCTCGGGCACTGGAGCACTTTTCCCCACACTATCTGGTTCCGACGTGTTTTATGTTACGTTGGCAAACTTGAGTGGAAGTGTTGAGATTGTAAAAGTTACAGTTCGCACCAGTGATACCTTCACTATTGTTCGTGCACAAGACAACACTACTGCCTTATCCTGGAATGCTGGTGACAAAGTTGAATTGCGTCCCATTGCAGCAGTTATGGCTGCCATGTTGCAGTCTACTGATATTGGTGTCACTGTACAAGGGTATGATGCTGCTACAGCTAAAACAAACGTCAATCAGTCTTTTACAAAAGCTCAACGAGGAACTCCTGTTGCTTTAACTGATGGTGCGACAATTACTCCTGATTTTAGTGCTGGTAATTATTATTCAGTCACTCTGGGTGGTAACCGTACTTTAGCAAACCCAACGAACCAGACAGCAGGTCAATCTGGTACTATTGTGATTACTCAGGATGGTACTGGTTCTCGTACATTGGCTTATGGCAGTTATTGGAAATTTCCTGGTGGAACTGCTCCCACATTAACCACTACAGCTAGTGCC